GGATACAACATGCTGGTGGGTGCCCCAGGCGCCTCGCTTTTGGGCACCTGGGATAGCAAGCGAAAATGATCACTGATTCGAGTACACGAATACCCATCGAAAACGCCGTGGCGTTTATAACGCCGTAACGTCGATCTGGGTCTGCAGATGTGTGGTCAGCCACTCGGAGAGTGGGCACCGCTCTGCCACGATCACAGTCCGCTTCTGGGAAGCTGCGGATCACGTGGCAGTGAAGTCGGCATCCCGCTTTTGTACCGCAATCAACCTTCTAATCTGACTTACTCGTAGGGTATCTCCTCCGTTTCACCGGCGATCTGAAGCCCACTCCCACTTTCTGCAATGAGCTGGCAAGACCAAGTTGACGACATGCTGGAAACGCTGCTCGATCCCGATACTGGGTTCGGAATGCCCTACGTTTACACCTTCCGTGGTGGCAGCACGATCACTCTATCCGGATACTTCAACGCTGCTTACGAGAACGTCAAACTCGACGGCTACGGCAGCACGATCACGACGGTCCACCCGGTGCTGGGCGTCCGGCTGGCGGACTTCGCGGGCACTGTGGGTCCCGTGCAGGACGACACGGTGGTCGTCAACGGTGTGAACTACGCCATCTGGGACGTGCAGCCGGACAAACAGGGCGACCTGGTGAACAAGAACGGCGGCGCGCTCCTGCTCCTGAAAAAGCTCTGATGCCTACCGATCATCCCCGGTCTGTGATCCGGGATTACATTGCCGCGGGCTTGGTGAGCACGTCGACGCTGGCTGGCACGAACGTCTTCGCTGACCGGATTGAACCGGTCGGCGACAACTGGTCGCCGGCGATCTTCGTGCACACACCCAGTGAGTCAGTCGATCAGAAGGATTCGTGGGTATCAAATGATCCTGACAGTCCGGGCCGGCTGACTCGTGAGCTGGTGCTCGCGGTGGCCGGCATCATGGAGATGCCCCGCTCTGGCGTTCCCATCGACCGGCAGCTCGATCAGCTCGCCTACCAGATCGAAGCATTCATGGACTCCGATCCGACGCTGGGCGGCAACGCTTCGAAGTCGCTGCTCCAGAGCAGCGCGGTTACACTCAAGCCCGGTGGCGTCGACGCGGTGGCGATGGTGCAGCTCGTCTACACGGTCACTTACTACACAGAGACCATCACGGATCCACGTGTGGATGGCGTTCAGCCGACGGAGGTCTTTGTCGGCTTTGCGCCGGACATTGGCGTTGCCAATCAGGCGGACTACATCGAAGTGGTGGGCGGCTAAGGCATGCTGGACCTTCTGATTCAACGCGGCGCCAGGACCGGCGACCTGCAGGATCCGGACACGGCGCGGCTCAACTATCAGGTGAGCAATCTGATTCATCGCGGCCTGGTCGTCTCCGTGGACCTGCAAAACGCGCTGGCGACGGTGCAGGTGGGGGAAGTCCAGACCGCAGCGCTTCCCTGGCTGACTACGCGCGCCGGCGGAGACATTACCTGGTGGGCGCCGGAGGCCGGCGAGCATGTGGCGATCCTCTGCCCCGGTGGAAGTCTGTCGCAGGGCGTGATTATCGGCTCGCTCTATTGCGGCGCGAACCCGGCGCCGTCGAACAGTGCGGATCAGAACGTCACGAAGTACTCGGACGGCACGACGATCACTTACGACCGCGCGGCCCACATGTTCACGGTTCAGGCCGTGGGAGCGGTGACGATCAACATTCAGGGCAACGCCACGCTCACCGCACAGGCTGTGGCGGTGAGTGCACAAAATGGCCTGACGCTTACCGGCGCGCTGACTGTCGACGGCGACCTCACGCTGAACGGGAAGGTGGCCGGCACGCTGAAAGTGGCCGGCAATGTGCGCGCCACGGGCGCGGTGGCCCAGATGGTTCCGCCTGCACAACTATGATTGGCATGAACGTGGACACCGGCGCAGAGCTGGCCGGCTTCGCGCATCTCGAGCAGAGCATCCGCGACATCCTCCTGACGCCGAAGCTCAGCCGGGTGATGTTGCGGGATTATGGCTCGGATCTCTTCTCGCTGATCGACCAGCCGCTCAACGAGAGCACCAAAATGGCGATCATTGCAGCCACAGTCGGTGCGCTCTCCACGTGGGAGCCGCGGATTCAGGTGCAGAGCGTAACGGTCGCGGCGGACCCGGCGAACGGTTCCATCTCCATCAATCTGACTGCGCTGTACTTGCCTGACGGGCAAACCATCACGGTCGAGGGCCTGAAACTTTCATGAGCCGCTTCAACCTGATCGACCTCTCGACGCTGGCGCCGCCGGATGTGGTGGAGACGATCGACTTCGAGTCGATCAAACTGGACATCCTGCAGGACCTGGTGACGCGCGACCCCTCGTTCTCTGCGCTGCTCGAGTCGGATCCGGCCGTCAAGTTGGTGGAGGCCTTCGCCTACCGGGAGATGATGTTGCGCCAGCGGATCAATGACGCCGCGAACGCCAACATGCTGGCCACCGCGCTGGGCTCTGACCTGGACAATCTGGCTGCGCTGTTCGGCGTCCAGCGCATGACATTCACGGACGCGCAGGGCAATGTGACAACAGAGACGGACGACCGGCTACGCTTGCGCGCGCAGCTCGCACCGGATGCCTTCTCCTGTGCCGGTCCGGGGAACGCTTACATCTACTTCGCGTTCTCCGCCGACCTGCGCGTGGCCGACGCCAGCGCGTTCTCGCCGTCCACTGGCAATGTGGTCGTCACCATCTACAGCACGGACAAAGCCGGCGTGGCGAGCGCGGATCTGATCAGCGCTGTTGCCACGGCGTTGAACGCGGACGACGTCCGGCCGCTCACCGACGTGGTAGAAGTGCAAGCCGCGACCATTCAGCACTACACCGTCTCTGCAACAGTGACGCTCTACCCCGGCCCGGACGCGACCGCCGTCACGACGGCGATCACGAACGCGCTCGCTGCTTACACCCAGAACGTGCAACGCCTGGGCTACGGTGTGACGCTCGCCGGGATGTACGGTGCTCTCGACCAGGCCGGCGTGCAGAACGCGACGATCCAGTCGCCTGCCACTGACGTGGCTGGAGATCCGTACAAGATCAACGTTTGCGACAGCGTGACGGTCAACGTCGCGCCACTGAGGTCGGAATGAGCACGGCACCCCCGCTGCTTCCTTCCGTCTTGCCGCCGAACGCGACGCTGTTTGAGCGGAACATGGAAAGCGCCGGCTGGCGCTTGCGGAACAAAGGTCCTGCTGGCATCCGCGCGCTGTGGAACCCGCAGACGATCCCCGCGGCGCTGCTGCCCTGGCTCGCTTGGGGCTTGGGTGTCGATGCATGGGACACCACGTGGGACGACGGCAAGAAGCGCGCTGTGGTCGCCTCCGCGCTCGCGGATCACCGGGTCGACGGGACACTCGCTGGCGTTCGACGGGTGACCGAGTTCTATGGTGGCACGGTAACGGACGTCATCCGGCCGCCCTGCCAGCTTTACTACGGCGCGGCTCAGACACAAGCGCAGAAGGACGCGGCGCTGGCGGTTTATCCGCAACTGATCCTGCGCACGGACGGCGATCCGTTCGCGGTTCCGGCCGGCGCGACGTTTCCCAGGATGTCCTACATGGGCAACTGCTATGGCGTCGATCTGGGCTCGGCGGAGCGTGCGTTGCCGCAGGCGTTCATTCAGGACCAGGGTTCGACCATTCAATGTGGAGTGTCGCTGTGGACCGCGGACGGCACTGGTTATCTGCAGATCAAGGTGCCGATCAGTAATCCGCATGGAACCTACGCCGGCGGCTTCCCGAAATTCGGCATAGCTGTGGATGCGCCGGTTTACCTGCTGCAACTCTTGCAGAGTTACGCGGGGCCGGGCCTGGGTGTCAATTACAAGCTGGTCAATGCCGGCATCGAGCCGACGCAGGTCTTTCCGGACTGGATTTCGGAGACGTATTCTCCGCCTTGCATTTTCGCGGGCCGCCACTTTGGCGCAGCCGGGCTGTACTGGCAGGCGTCGGACGCGAGCGCTCACGTTTACGCCAGGCTCTACCTGTTCAACTCCAGCCGGACGCTCGAGGCCAGCGGTAAGAGCTTCTTTATCGATGCAGTGCACACGGGCGTTCAGAGTCAGACTGCTCAGATCCGTGTCTGGTTTCCGTTGCAACGCTCGCCATGGGCGCCCAGCTACTACGGCCATGGCTTCTCGGTGGCGGGGGATTACGAGTGGCTGACGCGCTATTGCGACAGCCTGGCGCGCTGCACCTCGCTGCGCGACACCATTCTCGTGGATACAGCAAATTACGCGGTCGTGTCCTGTGGGCAAACCCAGTGTGATCCGGCGACGATGTGCGGCGCTATGTTGCCGCGGCAATAGGGAGAGATCCGATGGAACAACAATTTAACTTTCAGCAGAACATGGACTTCCAGGCGCAGGACTTCATTGACCTGCAACAGTGGGCCGCGGACAGCATCGACCATATCGCGCTGGACGCGATCGCCCCGGCCGGCATGTACTTCACCGGGCTTGCCGCGACGCAAAACGGCCAGACCCAGGTGAACGTCGCTGCCGGCCGCCTGTACGCGCAGGGCACGAATTCCTCGGGCAGCGCCGGCCTGTGGGCTTACCAGTACCCAACGCCGAGCACCAATTCTTTGCAGTCGATGCTGCCGTTGAGCAACCCGAAGCTCATCGCGCTCATCGCCTGGGGCTCCGTGAATACGGACGCCGATGTGGAGCCGCGGTCCTTCCTGGTCAACGCGCAGACCGGCCTGGCGCAGACTCAGTCGACCGCTTTACAGACGGTGCGCACCTGCAATCTGCAGTTCGTCGCCGGCGTCGAGTCGCCAGTGCCGCAGCTCCCGACGATTCCGGCCAACGCGTTGCTGATCGCGACCATCACGATGTCTCCGACCGGCATCACCTCGATTGCCATGCAGTCGAGCAACATCCTGCCCAACCTGGCGAACCACGAGACGCGTGTGGAAGCGCTTGAAAGCAG